CCGCACGTTGCCCTTTGCTCATCGCTCTTGCTTTTGCAATAGGCACGCATTTTGGATAATTTTTTCTTTTTTCTCCACCACTTCTTCCACACTTCGGGTATGAGCCATCCGATTTTTTGTTTGCAATATCGACCCAATTTTCCTTCACCCATGAACGTAAACCTTTTTCGGCCATTAGACCATCCTTGTTTTTTTTGCTCTGTCACTCATGATTGCACCGCAACCTTTAGCAACAAAACCTCCGTCAGCTTTCTTTTGTCTTTTTTTTCCACCAGGTGTAACTTTACCTGAACATACTGCTGATGCGTACATGTTTGCGTACGCCGAAGGGTACACTTTGAATTTACGCTTCGCTGCGGCTTTACCTTTTGGACAAAGTTTAGCCATTATCTTTTCCTCGCTGTTTGTGCAGCTCGTGCAAAGTTTGCTTTAGTTGGTGAACCTTTTGAACCTTTTTTTCTCATCTTCTCACCTGAACCAGCTTTAATTCTAGCTTTTTTAGCTGCAATGTTTGCGTATAAACCTTTTCTCATTATGCTATCGCTTCCTTACAAGCTAAACAACTTTTCATAAATCTTAAATGTCTAGAACAATGAGTTGGTTTGTGAACTTTTATTTCAGGTTCTGGAAGATCTTCATATAAAACTAAATGAGGATCTTTTTGTGGTGTAAATAAATTTTTTATCCAGTTCCACATTATTTTTCTCCTTTTAAAAGTCCTTTGTATTTTGTTTTAGGATTTTCTCCAGGCTTAACAACATGTCTGCTTCCATGTCTAAATTGAAAAGCTCTTCCGGTATCAACCATATTCTTTCGTTCTTTTTGACCTTCACGCATCATTTTTTTACCAGTCTTAACTTTGTCTTCTGCTTTATTTAAAGATTTAATTCTTTTATGATACTCATCACCTTTAGCTTTTTCAATACTGGCTTTCATTCCTTTTTTTCTAACAGTAACTGAAGGTTTTACAGATGTAATAGTTGGTGAAACTTTACCTTTACCTCGTAAAGCTTTACCAAAACCTTTTATAGCTGCGCCAACACCTTTTAATATAGCCATGTTATTACTTATTTATTTTGCCAGACTTTTTAGCTTTAGAACCAAACTTACCGTAAGACTCATCTCTTGAATCTTTTAACTGTCTAGCAGTTCTAGGTTTTCTGATTCTCATAGCGATAGACTCATCTTTTCTATCTTTGTAGCCTTGTTGTTTTTTTCCAACTTTGCCACCATCTTTATACATCTTGCCACCTTTCATACCCATGTCCGGTGTGTAGTATCCTGCCATCATATCTTTTCTAGCAGTAGACATTCCGCCACCCATTTTTTTGACTCTTCCGCCTTTTTTCATAAAGCCCATTTTGTTTCTAACTTTACTTGGTAATTTAGAAAGACCTGGATTTTTTTTCTTATCTACAGGTTTTAATGCTTTACCACCTTTAGCTAAAGCTTTTCTAGGCTGTGCTACTTGTGTGTTAAATCTTCTATTTGCCATTTTATCTCCTTATGTTTCTATGACTTCTATAGTTTTTTTTGGTCTTCTATTTACTGTACCTCTTTTGCTAGCACCACCCATTTTTTTAGAAGTTTTTTTAGATTTCATTTTTTCTAAAATTTTTTTAGCTGCTGATGCAGCACCTAATCCAGGAACCATTGATTTAGCAATAGTTTTACCTGCTTTTTTAAGTTTTTTTATTCTCATTTTTTTATTGTAAACTTTTTGTTTACTTTTTGGTAAATCTTCAAATTTTCTTACTCCCTCTTTGTTTAAATCTCTCAAAGCTTTAGGTCTTTTTTTATTAGGATCTTTTGGTAGTGTTGAACCACCGTCTTTGTAACCTTTAGGTGAAACCTGTTTATTAAATCTGTTATTTGCCATTTTTATTTGCTCCGTTTCTAAAAATTTGTGTTCCCTTTATACCATAAATACTCGCAACTACAAGGATCCACAAGTTTGTGAACCATGACGGGAGCTGTGAGAACATTTCAAAAAACAATTTTACTTTGTCCATCGCACTTGGATCGTCCGATACGACTGCCCAAGCGAGCACCAACACGGGCAAACTGAGAATTATCAAAACGGCCTCGTCTTTCCAGTCTGATTGCCGAGCTTCTAACAGTTTTCCCTGGTAAGCTTCCTCACCCTGGGCCATCTTAGTAGCATGCATTAGCTGTGCGTCTGACATAGCCATCTTAGTTCTCTGCTTGTTAGCATAAATCTTACTTCCTGCAGAGACGGCTAGTTTAATTGCCGATAACCACATGATTTAATACCAAGTTGCTGTTTTATTTTTGTCAGCTAGCATTCTTTTTGTACCTCTAACCTTTTCTTTGTCTCCAGTAGGAATAACGTTTCTTGCTCTTTTAACGTTAGCCTTACTTCTTGGATCATACTCCACATTTTGGCTAGGGATAGACATTTGCTTTGCTTTTTTATAGTTCATCATAATGTTTTTACCTTATATTATCTTTTAGGTCCTTTCAAGATCTTAACATCGGCCATTTTCATCATATCGTTCTGCATTTTGCCAGCTTGAGACATAGCTTGTTTAGTTAACGACGTATCAGCTCGTAATTCTGCTAATTCTTCGTTCTGTTCTAGCTTATCTTCGGTTAAATCTCTATCTTGAACCAGTTTTGCTTTGTCTATGTTGATTTTTTCATCATCGTATTCTTTTTTACGTTGATTTTCCATTGCACGTAGGTCAACTTCACGTGATTTTAGTTTTAGAAGAGGGTCATTGTCAAAAGTAGACGTAATTTTCTTCTCTTCTTTCATAAAATCTTCTGTCATTTCTGCAATCAACACAGCTTTTCTTGCTTCAACAGCTTGTGACATAACTTGTAAGTCATTTGCAGCCTGTGGATTACTAGGTGCCATCTGTTCTAACTGTTTCATCTGTTGTAATTGCTCTCTAAACTCTAATTGAACTTGCTCTTGAGCCATTAGACTAATGTGTTCAAGTATATTTTTTTGTAATGCAGCCATAACAGGTGGATTATTTCTAACCATGTTAGTTGCCATAAAATTTAAATGCGAAGTTATGTGAGCTCTGTGGTCTTGACCAGGAAAAGCTTGAAAAGGTTTACTACCTAACGCATCAATATTTTCTACAGCCGGATCTTTTGGCATATTTGGTGGAGGTGGTGGTAATATTGCATCAATATTTTTTACACCAATCGCTTCATACATATTTCTGTAAATATTATACATGTTATGCATGCCAGGATTTGCTGTTGCAATCTGCATTTCTGTTTGAGCTAAAGTAATTCTTTGACTCATTGAGAATATGTTTGGATCTGCAACAGGAATAATATCTACCCTGTCATCAAAATCTAATTGTTTAATTGTTCTCGCACCACCAACTACATCGTATGGATATTCTGGTGGTAGATATTTTGATACAATGTTAGCAAGTAATCTAAATTCTTTTTTCATAGCTGCGTAACATCTTTTGTGTATCGCAGACATAACTCTTGAACCTCTTTCAAGTAATGCAATTGTAGTTCCTACAGCTGCACCTTGGTTACCATCACCAACTTGCATGTCAGCAATAGCTGCAAATCTTTGACCTGCTTGTACAACAATACCTAAAAGATTTAATAATGTTGGAGAAGGTTCTTTGTATGGTAATGGAAAGAACGCATCTCGTAATGATCCACCCGGTGCATCAACATCTTTAAACTCACCTGGTTGTATTGGAGAAGCTTCGTCTTGAACTCTAACTCCTCTTTGTTTAAAACCTGCTGGTAAGTTTGATAACGTTCCTGCATCTAGCAATTGACGGAGAGCAGACGTTGCCGTTCTGCTCAATCCGCCAATCATGTGAATGAGTCCAAAACCATAAAATCCTAGTCCTGGCAGAAATTTGAAGTGGACGAAGTATTGGATTTTATTTTTCTTTGGATCATCGGGCGCATAGTTCCTCCTGATAGAAAGAACTGTTCGGGTACTTTCGTCGATAGTTACGACGTAAGGAAGTTTGATACCAGTCGGTTGACCGTCGGCACCTGTTTCCTCAAAACCTTCAAGGTCAAGATTAACATGACATTCAAGTAAAGTATAAATCGGTTGTGGTTTACCTGTAGCTTTAGTCCCTTCTAGGTCTCGTTCTTTTTTAACAACGGGGTTTGTTTCAACCCTACCTGGAGGTCCTAAATCTACATCTCGGTAAAAACCAGAAACTTGTTGCTTACGCAATTCGTTCTCTGGCGTTTTCACTACGTGAATAATTGACTCTGCATCGTCTAATGAGGTAGCCGTGTAGGGTACAACTAATTCGTCGGCAGGAACAAATTTTGAAACTGCTCTTGCCATTGTTTGATCGTAATAAATTTTTTTAAATGTTGAACCTGCTAATGGTAAATGAAATAACATTGAATCGAACTCTGGTTCGTATTCTTCCATCTTATCCATTAAAATATAATTCATGTAATCTTCAACACGTTGTGCTTGAAGATCATTTGCTGGTGTTTGTACTCCAACAACTTGAGTTCTTACTGGTCCATCACCTGGTAATAATTCTTTGTAAGCTTGCGCTTGAAACTGAGTTACTGCTTCTGCAAGAACAGGGTGTGTTGCACCACTTGCTCCTTGAAATGGTTCTGATCTATCTTGATATTTAAATCCTAAAAGATCTAGACCATCACGATAACTTTGCTCCCATTCTTTTCTGGATGCTTTGTAGTCCATGTAATCACCAACCATATCATTACCAATTGGTTCTAAAATATCGTCAGGTAAAATATCTGCAAGGTTATCAAAATGATTTTCTGTTCCAGGTATATTTATAGCTCCCGGTTCAAAATCAATTGTTGCGCCGCCATCTTCTTCTGCTGTGACCTCTACGGGTCCTTTTTCTACTTCCTCCTCTTGAACACTAACTTCCTCAATATCCTCTTGCGTAGGGACATCAATTTTTGTTCGCGTGTTACTAGGGAGTCCTTTATCTATGTCTGCCATTTATACTCCTATGTATTTGTAACATAATATTTAAGGTTTTCCAACCCTTGAGAGTTGGGTCCTGATTCTGGTGGAATTGCATTAGGTCTACGTATTCCGGCTATACCACCACCAGCCATATTAGCAACGCCTCCCGCATCTGCAATCGCTTGCGTTTGATCTTCACGTTTTATTATGTCTTGTATTTGTCCGTAATCTAAACCTGTGTCTTCAACAGTTAAATCTTGAGTTGCTAAAATTTCGTCAATTACTTCAGGAGCTACAGTTGGAAAAGCAGCTTCTCTTTGTTGCTCTCGTTTTTTTCTTCTTAATCTATCTGCATATTCACCTTGCGCCATAAATGGTTCCATTCTTCTACCACGTTCTGCCATAGCAAACTCTTCTCCTTTTTCCATTTCTTTTGCACGTTCTGCTTCAAGATCAATTTGTGTTTTTGGTCCTAACACATATTTATTAATATAAGATTCACCTAATGCTTGTTTAATGGGTAAACCTTGATCCATAAATTTATTAGCAGCTATGCCTCCTTCAATAATAGCTTCACCAAGAATTGCTCCTGGGCCTAAAACGTTTTTTACAAATAACGCACCTCTTCCAATTTTTGTAAGTTTACCTAAACTACGAAGATTAGCTTGATCACCTGGTGATAAATTTCTTGGATCTCCTTTTAATTTTTCTACACCTTTTTTAAAACAAACAGTGCTTCCTCCAGTATTAAAATCAACTCGACCACCTTTTGCTTTTCCAGGACAACCTATATTTTGTATATATTGAGAAATTTTATTTTCTACTTTAAACATTTTAAGGTTATCTAATTTTTTAAAAGATTCTGGTAATGCACTTTGTTTTGGTTTTTGAGCAGCACTACCTTCAAACATGATTCTAGACACCTCATCTAAGTTTGTTTGTGTAGAAGCGTTGACAATGTTTTGTCTTATTTTTAAATTATCTCCAAGTTCATTTATTAAATTTTTATCTTTTTCTAAAATACTTGTTGCACCAAAATCAAAAATTTTAGTTACACCTTTTGATTTTCCACCAGGTTGAACTCTAATTTTACCTAAACTAGATTGGTCACCTGTCATAGTTTTCCAAATACCTTCAAGTTCTGTTTGATTTTTTAAAAATTGTTTATATGTTGCATTATCTCCTGTTTCAATTGCGTCTTGCATTCTTCTTAAATTTAATTGTGACCTTCTATCAAAAGTAGATTTAATTGCATTAATATCTGACATGATAGGAGTAACAGCTAAAAAATTTTTTAAATTACCATTTTTAATTGCTCGATAAGATGCAGCATGATCTAAAGCAATTAGTTTTGCATCAATACCATTATTTTGCATAGCTTTTTTAAATTGATTAAATTCTTTTAATTTTTCTAAAGCTTGTTTTCTTTCTGGCGATCCTAGTTTTGTAGATTGCAAAACACTTTGAACAATAGTTCTTTGATATACACTTTCTAGTGTTGGCGATTCATATATAGCGTTTCGTGCTTGTTCTAATTCTTTAGGAGAATATTTTCTAAAAAATAAAGGTTGTCTTGACTTATCTGTTTGAGCCAAGTTTTTCATTAATTTATTTACATTACCTTTTAATCTACCTTCATTAAAATCAAGGTTATTCATTAAATCATCAAAATCATTATTACCTGTTAATAAAGCTTGTAACAATCTATCTTGATTTTTCGTATAAGCTAATGCATTGGTATTAGTTGTAAAATTAGCTAATTGTTTTTTTGTAAATTTTTTTTCTATATTTTCAAATAAAGTTTTACTTTCTTCGCTACCACCACCCGGAATTTTATCTAAACCAATACCTTTTTGTAAATCTATTGTGGGGTTTTCATCTGCTATTCTATTAATAATAGCTCTATTTAAATCTGTTTTAGAAAAAAGATCTCCTTCTTTTAAAAGCCTGTCATACTCTTCTCTAAAAATATTATCGTAACTTTTATATAAAATATCTTTTTCACCTTTTTTTAAAGTTCTGTTTAGCCCTGCAAGATTTTCTGGCAACAAAGCTTCTGCTGCTTTTACTTTTGCAGCATCTCTTTGTTGTCTTAAAATTTCGTTTTCAGCTTTTTTCTTTGCTTTAATTTGTCGAGTTGTTTGACCAGCGGCTCTTCTTTCAGCTAATTCTTTTCTACCTTTTTCTAATCTAGTTTTTTCTGCATCTCTTGCTTCAGCTACACTCATTTCATCTTTATATTTTGCTTTTTTTAAAGAAGGATATCTTGCAGGTCGCATAACACCTGGATCTTTACCTATTTTAGTTTTAATTTTATCTCTTAAATCTGATCTGCTTTCAAATACAGTTTGTTTTTTAATTATATCATCAATCGCTTTTGCGGTAGGGCCTTTTCTAACACTTCCACCATTTGCCATCTCTACTACATCATCTTCGTAGAGGAAAAGTATTTCATCTATTCTGTCCATTACTCACCTAACATATGGGCTAGTCCACCACTAGCAAAATCTTGTTTGACATTTTTTTTAATGCCTACAAACTCGTCAAGGTTTGACGTACCTGAATCTATGCCTTCTTCAAAATTTTTGTAATACGTATCACCGTCACCCATTCTATATTTCATTTCACCTTCGATAAATTCATCACCAGTGCCACGTGGATTCATTTCATCTGGCACACCTTTTTTTAAATAATAATCTGCAGGCATACCTTGGTCAGTATCAAATCTTACACCGACACTACCACTATCTAATTCATATTCTAAATCGATATCTTTTCTTGTTGGGTGTTTGTATGTTTGAATTCTATCTGATTCTTTTACAAGTTTACCTTCGTTCATAATTTTATTTACTAAAGGCATAAAGTGTTCTGGCATTCCTGTTGCATCTGATTTAGCAACTGTTTCGACAACTTCTTGTACAGCTTGTGATCTTGGTTTGAATATATTTATTAATCCTGATTTAAGTCCAGCGATACCCGCTCCACCTGCTGCCATCATTTTTAAAAATGCTCTACGTCCCATACCACCAGCCATGAAACCTGCACGGCCTCCTGTTGCAAAATCTTCGAAATCACTTAACTCTTCTATTTCCTCTTTAGTCATTAAACGATTATCACCACTTAATTCCATTTCTTCCATTTTTTTTTGTAAAAATTCTTTTCTACCTTTTTCTCCAGGTTTAGGATCTAACCTACCTGCTTTATATTCTCTAAACATTGCATCTTCATAATCTTTTGATTCTTTTAAAATTCTTTTTGCATCACCAAGGGTGCCATCAAAATTATAATATTCTTCTGACGGATCTATACCAAATTCATCTGCAAAATCTCTAATCTCCTCCTCAGTCATCATTTTTTTATTTCTTAAATTTTGTGCTGCTTGTTTGTTTTCTTTTCCCATTCTTGTAGCAATCTCTGCTTCTGTTTCTACCACTTCTTCACCACCCATGATTCTTGCTCCCGGTTTTATTTTTCTACCCTTCATATCCATAATCGTTGCTAATTGTTTCATAGCTTTATCTTTTTGTTCTTTGGATTGTTTTGCAGTAGCGTCGATTCTATTTAAAATGATTTTTAATTCTGATTCGTCTTTGATGACTCTTGGGTCATAACCGTTACGAACTAATTTTTCTGTAATGATGGATTCTTGAAATCCTGACTGCATCTGTCCTGGTAGTTTCGTGATCCCAGAACCTTGGTCCTTGGATAATAGTTTCATTACAAATCTTCTAATGATCGGTGTCATTAATAATAATTCCTTTTACGAGCCTTTTCGTTGTTTTGTGTTACGTAATCTTCGGGGTGTTGTAACAACCCGCCCTGCCTAAAACGCATGATTGCTTGTGTCGTGCTGTCGACGTAGTCATCATGATCTCCATACGGAAACGCAGCGCATTCCTCAATTACTTCTTCAGCAAACTTTTGATCTGGCGCCCATATCATTCCAGACTCAAAAAGCGGTGCGCATGCATTTACTCTTGCATGTTTATCATTTCCTCTGCTCGGTGTAAAGTTAACAACTGGTATATCCATTTGCCTTAACTCATACGTCAAAGGTAAACCTGATGCCTTTGATTCTACTATAACTGTCTCCGGTTTCCAATAAGAATATTGCTCTAAAGCCATTCTTCTAAGCTCTGGAAACTCATATCTACCTTTAATAGCATCTAATAGTAGTAATTGAGCTGGTGCATCCTCTTCAGGATACCACAATCCCCATGTCGTTATCGCACTGTAATCGGCTGTTTCTTTTTTTAAAAATGCTGTGTCGTAGCTTTGAATGACGTGATAAAGCGGTGGTATGTCATCACCGGTGTACTTAGCCCACCATTCTCGTTTTAATATTGCACCTTCTTCACTAGTTGGTTGTTGCATCCACTGCGCATTCCATTTAGCCGTGGGCAGTGTTGCTTTGACCTTTTCTAATTCTTCTAGCTTCCAATACTCTGGCCAGACTGGTTTAGTTACTTTTCCGTGGTCCATGATTGCCGGAAATTCGACCACGTCCCACTGATCAGCTTTCGCTTCTTTTTGATTTGCAATCAATTGACCGGTTAGATCTTTGATAGACCAACGTGTCATTACTAAAATAATTTTTGCTCCAGGTTGTAAACGTTGCCTAGGTCCTGACGTGTACCACTCGTAAGCATTCTCCATTGCCGTCGGTGACATGGCATCTTGCTCTGAGTGTGGGTCGTCAATGATTAATAAGTCAGCACCCCGTCCGGTGATGGCACCGCCGACACCTGCTGCGAAATATTCGCCACCTTGTGCTGTTTCCCACCTACCAGCGGCTTTACTATCTTCTTGCAGTCTTGTTTGAAATATTTTTGCGTATTCTTCAGAGTCAATTAGGTTCTTGGCTTTTCTACCAAAACGAATTGCTAGTTCTCCGGTGTGAGTTGCTTGAATGATCTTGAGTTTTGGATTACGGCCCACCATCCACGCAGGTAGTAAGTAAGATGCAAATTCAGATTTAGTATGCCTAGGGGGCATGTTTACAATTAGTCTTGTAATTTCTCCTGTTGCAAGTTTATTAAATTTTTCTGCTATGTGCCTGTGATGGGACCCCTCTACAAATTCTGGCCAAACGCATTTTACAAAAGATAGAAAATCATTCTTTGCTTTTGACTGTATCTTTTTTTCTGCGAGCAGAACTTGCATTTGTTTAAATGTTTTTCGAACGTCAGCAGGTAGTTTACTTATATCTATATTCTGTTTCATAAAAAAATTTTTAAAATTTTTTTGCACCATCTTAGGTGTTCATAATGTTTTTACCAGGTAAAACTCTGTAAATCAAGCAATACAACCTAGAGTAGTGGGACCCCTTTTATTTTTATTGGGTATCGGTTTTATAGAAGTTTGGTTTTTGGGATTGGGTCTGGTACCTCTATGAGATGTGCCCTGGCCCGTTAGGGCCAGGGCAAGAGAGTTAGTCTAGTAATGTCATGTATGCGCTAGCATTCATTCTACTAAACTTGTCTAAGCCTTTACGTACTGTGTCGTAGTCCTCGTCCCATTCTGCCTGTTTAATCTCGATGTATAACTTGTGTTCTTCTGGTGTTAACATTGTAGATTGTCCAGAGTATGGGTTCGTTGCTTTTATTTGTGTTGTCATATCTGGGATAATATAGGATAAGTCAATCATTGTCAAACTCTTTTTTCAATGGTCCAACTATTCCAACGACTCTCAGTATCTTTAACAGGGTCCTTGATAGGTGTTTCTAGTGGCTCTTGTCTTGGCTCTAGTTGCAACATTGCTTGACCATGTTTATTAACAAAGTTCATTAAACAACTTTGACTACAAAAGTATGCCCATATACTGCCACCCTCTAAACCAAATGGTCTGATATAATGATTAGTGCTAACCTTTCTAGTTCTTAATACTTTGTTTCCTTTACTACCTCGCACTCGGTCCTGTGTTTCGTTAGTATGACAACTTGGACCATGGCACCAATTAAACGTCATGATTTGGCAACCCCTCTAACATTGATACCACTCCACTAAAAGTAATTAATACTCCCAATACATTGTGGTCGGAATGAACTGTTGTTATTACTCCCAACATTCCTAA